GCAAGCAAACTACACTGGTTATTATGGAAGTTTCAAAACATTTTTAGAGCCATTAGTTGTGCCGGGCGATTATGCAGTTGTTGATAGTTGGAAGTACCCAGAGCGCAAAGGTAAATACTTAATTAAATCAGTTACAACCGAAGTAAGCACTACCGATGGCGGTAAACAAACTATTGAATTAGAACGTAGAATAGCATAATATGAGCGTACAAGTAACAGATATAAGACAAGCGATTCAATCTTTAAGCGGTTTAAATGACCTGCAATATGAGGGTGTGGTGTGCAATGTGAGCGACATTGATTTGGCTACGTTCACTTGCACTTGCACCCCGATAAATGGCAGTGCGGAGTTTTATGATGTGCTGCTAAATGCCGATGCTGATAAGGGTTTTACATTGATACCTGCAAATGGTAGTTTAGTAATTATTCAACAAACATCGCAAGCAAATGCTTATGTGACTATGGTAAGCAAGGTTGACCAAGTTTATTTGGCTGGCGATGCGAATGGTGGGTTGGTTAAGGTGCAAGTGTTGAACGCTGCATTGAATAACTTACAAACCGAAATTAATACGTTAAAAATAGCAATAACGGCACTTATGGCAGGTTATGCTCCTATTGATGGAGGTGTGGCACTATCAACATTTACTTCACTTGTATTACCACAAATAAACATTTTACAAATCGAAAACACAACTGTAAAACATGGCAACGGCTAAAGATTTTCTGCAAAATAGCGATGGAGATGCGCTAATAGTTAACAACGATTTTGTTATTGGTGCAAGTGATGAAGACCATATTGTTGACATTATTAATTCGGCACAAGGCGATTGGAAAGAGTATATACTTTGCGGTGTTGGAATTGATAATTACTTGAATAGCAGTGGTTCACAATTGCAATTGAAAAAACAAATATTGTTACAATTAGCACAAGATGGATTTAGTTCGATAACGGTTAACTTCAGCGATAATAATAGTTCTAATTTTGATGTCGATGCAATACGTAGTTAAGGCAGGGCAAGGGATTTATGATGTTGCGATACAATTGTATGGCGATGCACAATATTCGGTTAAGTTATGCACTGATAATGATTTAACAATAACCGATTCAATAGAGGGCCTTACATTGACTTATGATGACACAATAAGGCGCAATGTTGTTTCGGCTGCAATAAAGCAACAGAACACACCACAACAGCCCGACAATAGTTATTATATTAAGCAAACACAATCGGTTTATGATTTGGCTTTGCAGTTTGGTTATGGACTTAATCGCGTGGCAGAATTTTGCAAGCTCACAGGATTAGATATTACTTCAACGGATGTTGGAACACAAATAATTCAAGTTACTAAAATACCAAATAACATTCCATTTAACACTATATTTGCAACTCAATCCGAAAGCGAAGCGGCAGTAATTCCTTACTTTATTTTATTAGAGGATGGATTTTATTTGTTGCAGGAAGACGGATCTAAAATAATATTATAATGGCAGATTTAAAAATAAGTGCATTAACAAGTGCTGGTGCATTAGCAGGCACAGAACCATTACCTATTGTGCAAGGTGGTTCAACTAAAAAAACAACCGCGCAGGATATAGCTAATTTAAAAGCAACACCTAACCTACAACAAGTAACAACTGCTGGTGCTACAACATCAGTAGGTGTAACTGTTGACAATGGAACTGAAAGCGTTGTAATTAAGCACGACCGAATAAAAATAGTAAACGCATCATCAGGTGAGGCAACAATAACATCTCCAACACTTACAACTGCAACCGAATTTCAAATTCCCAATAAAGTAACAAGCCCGCAAACCTTTGCGATGTTGAGTGATATAACTGGTGGTGTTCCTTATACTGGTGCGACTTCCGATGTCGACTTGGGTATTCATTCATTAACTGCTGACACAATTGGTATAGGTACACCCGCTGGTGCTGAAAAGTTGCATATTGATGGTGGGGCTACAACTGTACGAGTAAAAATTGATGCAGACAATGGAGTTGGTAGAATTTTGTCTTTTAGAACTAGTGATGTTCAACGATGGGCATTACGTGTTGATGGCATGGAAAGTGGGTCAAATAGCGGTGCAGATTTTCAACTTAGAAGATACAATGACGCAGGCACTCATATAGATAACCCAATAGCTATTAATCGTGCCAATGGAAACATTACGACTGCTCAAAATATAAATGGAGCAACACCAACGGAATTAGGTTATTTAAGTGGTGTAACAAGTGCGATTCAAACGCAAATTAATGCCTTAAAAGTTGAGAATCTATCTCTTCAAGATGGTGGCTCAAGCATAGCAGCAACAACATACACATTAGAATTATATGCTCAATATGCATACACAATTAATCAATTAAAAATTATCTCTGCATCTGGCACTTGCACAGTAGCAGTTAAGATAAATGGAGTAGATGTAACTGGCATAAGTGCAGTATCGGTAAGTAGCACCATAGCAACTGCTAATGCGAGTGCAGCAAACACAGTTGCAATCGGTGATAAGATAACATTGGTCACAACATCGAATAGTGCATTGACAAACTTACAAGCATCGTTAAAAACTACACGAATATAATGGGTAGAAGATTAATATACATAAGACCTGCTGCTGGTTACCTACCTCTAACAACTGCGTGGATAGCTGCAACATCGGAAACCGATACTGTTATTTTAAACGCTTTAAACACATTTGAAGCTGGACTTATTGCGAATAGTTTAACAACTAAATTCAATGCTATATATCCATTTGTTGGAGGTGATTCGACAAAGCACTCATATAATTTTATAAATACATTAACATTCCAATTAACATTTATCGGAGGCTGGACACATAATGCAAATGGTGCTACAAATTCGATAACTGGATATGCAACAACTGGCATTATACCAAGCACAACACTATCTTTAAATGATAATCATTTAAGTAGTTATATGGGTATAATATCTAATGCTAACTCAGATATTGGTTCTTTCACAACCATACCAGCACCAACAAGAGTTTTAGAATTAGATACAAGAACTACTAATTTATTTAGATACTTTGGAAATGATGCTACAACGCTTCAGGTTGCAACTGCTGACAATAGAGGGTGGTCATTAGGTACAAGAACAGGCTCGACAACTAAGACTATTTATAAAAATGGAGTAAGCGTTGCTACTAATAGCGTTGCTTCTGTTGGGTTGCCATTGGTGGGAATTTATTTAGGAACAAGAAATGTTGATGGTGTAGCCGCTCCAAGTTCTGTAAATCGTCATCAATTTGATTCTATTGGTAGCGGATTAACTGCTGGTGATGCATCAACATTGTACACATTAATTCAAGCAATGCAAACAAGTTTAAGTAGAAGTGTATAAGATGAAACTAACACAACTAACAGAAGAAGAAAAGTTAACCTACGTTGGCTTACTTACGGAATTACAAAAAGATGAATTAATCGGGCAGTTATATGCGCCCTATTCTTACTACAATCCTATCCAAGATATTGACAATAATTGGATAATTTCAATTGAAGAAATTGAACAAACAACAACACCAGAATTTATGTGGGTAAAAGATGTACCTATGATACTTTATACTCCTAAACAATACGAAAATTTATGATACATTCACACCACCCAGACAATAGCATTTTAGTCATCATTACAAGCGTCATCATTCAAGCAGGGGTATGGACATCGGACTGGTTTGGCAATATGAATTTAGTCGGCATATATGACACGATTTACGATGGTGCTAAATTAGGTGCATTAGTAGTATCAATGTGGGCATCGTATCGTGTTGCCAAGAAAAACAAGAATGACTAACCAAGAAATTGTAGCACTAAAGCCTTTGATATTAGTCTTGATTATTTTGTTTGTTTATTTGATTGCGATGTTGTATCAATATAGAGAAATTGCAAAGAATGTAGGAAGACTATTTAAAGGCGGTGTAATAGCGTTGTTAGTTATGCTTGGGATTATCGATGATAAATAACAAAGCCCTCACATTTCTGCAAGGGCTATGAATCTAATAACTTAACTAACATTGAACGCTGCAAATGTAATAATTTATTTCAAACCAACAAACAACCAAAGCATAAACATAGCCCCACCAACACACCAGGCTGCTATTTTACCTTTGCGTTGTTTTTTCGTTTCCTGCTTGCTTATAGCTAACAACGTACTATCGGTAACATTCTCCGCCTTGTAAGCAACTATTAAAGAATCCTTAATAGTTGAAGCATCAGCACACAATTGAAACGCATTAAATAACGCAGCATAACTGCTATCCTTTACATTGATTATTTCATCACATAACACAAACACTGTGTCACACTCTTTTGGTAGTGTATTACGCAGTTTCTTCATCAATGCTATGTTAGTGTTGGTTAATGATATTTCACGCTTTCTAATGCTATCTTTTGCGTTGTTCGCAACTTGCAGTCTTCGGTTAACATTCTCCAGTTGATTAAGTAAAATAACCTGCTCGATACCAAACTGCTTTTTAATCATTTCCGCTTCTAATTTGTAGTCAAATGGAATAGGCTTTGGTTTGTCTTTGGCGCAATGGTTTAATCCTATAATTAACAATAAACATAGGACTGCGAATGTTATAAGTTGGTGTTGTGGTTTCATATTGTTATTGTTTATACCATTTATTAAGCCAATCAATAAACGCTTCTGGTGTATTGACATCAACTTTAGTCTTATCTTTAAGCGTTAGAATTTTATCTACATTTTCATAAAGCCACCATTGCACATCATCAAGAGCCTTTTCAAAGTCATTTTCATTTTCGGTAAACATTAGCACAATGCTTTCTTCAAGCAAATTAATACCGTTTTCGTAATCAATTAAATCTATACCCAAAGCCTTTAACTTATGGTGTGTTTGCTGAATTTCTTTAATTCGTTTAAGTGTTCTTACTGCAAATTCTTTTTTCATATTGTTTGGTTCAAATAATTTGTTTTCGGTGGCATTCATAGCCTTGTAATCTCTTTCGTCCATATTGTTAGTTTTAGCACCCATCCCCATCAATAACCGCAGTTGTTGTAGGTGTTTCGGTTGTGAATTTAGTTAAGAATTTAGTATTAATAAGCAAGAATGTCGCTGCCAAACCGCCCCAAAAGGCTTGCTTCAGAGTGATTAATCCTTGCGTTTCTGCGAGTGCTAAACTTGTTTGAATGAATGGCAGCAAAACGTAGATTAAGTAGTCTGCAATCTTTTTTAATTGGCGGTTGTCTGGGCTGCGGTATTTTTGTTTTAGATTCATATTTTAGTTTTTTAATCAGTGCAAAATCCTGCTTGACAACCGCTTCCAGTGCCAAAGTTAAAGTCTTGTTGCAAACCTATTGTTTTAATTTGTGCATAAGTAGCTTCTTTTTTCCAAGTAGCGTGTTTTTCTTGGTCTGAAAACCATTGCATCTTTTCAGTTTCTAAATCCCAATTTTTACGCAGTTGTTGTAATGGCTTATGAAAACAACCAACGCAATTTGAATCAGATGGAAATATTAAGTTTGTTGAATCAGCCCATTTTTTTACTTGCAAATGAGTAACTTTATTTTCAATCAATGGAAAATAACCCTCCCTCCATTCTAACTCACCCCATTTATTTCTTAATCCATTTTTTGACTTTCCTATGATTCCTTTAAATGATGTGCTTAATCTATCTGCTCTTTCTTTTTCATCGTATCTAAAACCTATACCCATCTTTACCTTTTCGCCTATATTTTTAAACCACCAGTCCCAAATTGGGCGCATCTTCATTTCAGTTGTGCAAAACCTCCACTCCATATTTGGCATTGCGCTTTTCTTTTTCATCATTTTCTCAAATGATAGTCCGTGTACCCAAATAATTTCTTGACCTATCATTTGCTCCAAGTCAATAACTGCTTTTAGTGTCATATCAGATTCAGCAGTTGCAATAAAATCTTCTCCTATTTTATCGGATATAAATTTTACAAGTGCTTTGTCTTTTGGGGCGCATTTTACATCATCAATTTTAACAAGAGCAAATAGATTATAATCAGCAGGGTAATGGGCTGCTAAATAACTTGAGGTTTTACCTCCGCTTAAACTATTTATTGTTTTCATTTCAATTAATTATTGTCCACTCAAATTTACCCTTTAAATTCCATTCTACCAAAGGCATAATTAAATCTACTTTATCTTTTCGCCTAAAATAAACGTGGTCAATCTTTCGACCTCCGATTACAATAAAATCAATCTTGCTAAAGGTTATAACCTCCTTGCCATTAGTGTAGCGTGTATTGCGTGTCATACAATGGTCATTTTCCAGTTAGTTAATTCGAAATGTGGTAGGTCTGAAAAGTTCTTAAAATTACCGCCCCAAGTTAGCTTATTAGATACCGATTGCAACATCTCCCAAAACTCTTTGAAATGCTTTGCAGAATAGTCTAACTCACGTTTGCCAACCTTAACAAAGGCAATATCGAAAGCACGTGATGGGTAATAATTATGCGGTGACTGATTTGCTCGGGCTTGGGTTATCTTTGGTCTTTTAGCATAATAAACTTCCTGCATTGCGTTGTTGCGGTATGTACACACAATTATAACGTGAACATCGTTGTGTGCTGCGTTAAATTGCGCTTCTGCTTTCTTGTAAGCATTAGCAAGTGTTGGGTGTAGGTCCTCGATTAATCTCGATTCAAAGGGCTTGGTTTCATCTTTGGGTTTCATATTGTTTTATAAATTTTATTGTAGTATTCTTCTCTGTTACAAAAATTAGTTCTATGAGCATTTAAACCATCTCCATAAGCATTCTCTATCTGCTCCTTTTCCATTGCTTTGGCTTGTTGGACTATATCTCTAATCATATCCCATTTTTGCATTGGAATAAAATCTATCTTTTCGTTTAGTTGCTCAACCAACCATTCAACTGCTGTGACTTGTTTCATAGGTTGTTTATTTCGGTTTTAACTTGTTGCCAATAACTCATTCCTGTTGATGGTTTCCAAATGAATTGATTTAATACCTCATCAACTGCTATCAATGCTGCTTGTTTTGAAAAGTATTTATTTGATTGACCTCCATTATAGCCAGCGCAAATAGGTTTATATTTATTAAATAATTCTTCTGCTTTTAATTTTGCTTCCATTTTAATTACATTTAGTCATTTTGTGTACCATTTTAACTTCTTTACTTACGTGGCAGCTATTGAATAGCAACCACATTAATATCATTAAGACACGCATAGATTCATTATCTCAATCTCAATAGGCACTTGCACACCCTCTACACCATCTTTCTCAGCGTAACTATACAACTGATACCCAATCGGAAAAGAGTGTCTTGGTGCTATTCTAAATGCGTAACCATCGTTAGCTTTGCATTCGATATAACTGCCCCATTGCAATTCAACCGATACATTTTCGCCAATCTCAAATCTGCCTAAACGCTGGATTACTCTCTTGCCATTAATGTACGCATAGAAATATAGCACAATGTAGGTGTCTTCCTTACGAATACCTAACCTAATGCTATTCCAATGATGCCAACCACGTGAGAAGCCGATAACCTTTTGCACTCCATCTGACTTTTCAATGTCGGGAATGACAATGTCGCAGGTTAACTTTGTTGGTTTCCAGAGCAACTTCATTTTTTCAACCATTGTTGCATAAACCCTGCACCGCAAACCGCACTTGTTAGCGATGCACATAATGAAAGAGTAAAGGTTAAAAAGTCAGAGTTCCCATTTTCTGCGCCAGTCATTGCGAATGATACTGCCCAAAAAGACATAAATAGGGCCGATGCTGCCCATAGGATAAGTGATGCTTTTGTTTTCATAGTTATAAATTGTTAGGATCTAATTCCTCATTAATAAGTTGTTCAAGTTTAGGGCTTAAATGTACTGATGTTTTTCCATTTGTGATGTCAGTAAGCACCCAACCGCCACGAATTCCGTTTTCACGGTCATCTTCTTCATACTCCCAATGCAATGTTAATGTTGTTTCCATAATGTTAGTTTTAAATTTTGGCAAATATAAAACAAAAATAATTAGCAAACAATTTTATTTTTAAAAATATTATTAGTAGGTTTGCCGAAACTTTTAAAACTAACAATTAAACAACTAAACAAATGACACCAGTAAACACAAAATCATTATTTGCACACCTTTGCATCCAAATGGATAAATTAGACAAAGGAGAAATCGATGCTTCAACTGCATCAGCACAAGCTAAACTTGTAGCACAATGTAACAACCTTTTAAACTATGAATTAAAAAGGGCAGTTGTTATAAACGCTATTGAAAGCACCAATGCAAAGGAACAAATTAGAGAAATTGAAAGTAAAAAATTTGATTCACTTGCATAATGAGTTACGAAATCACATATTGTGGAGATTGCCATTGCAATCATTCGTGTGGTATAGAAAGCAACTTATGTTTAAAAAGATTTTTTGACATATCGCTACCTACACAAGTTGAGACATTAAGACTTGTTTTTTGTGCTGAGTATTTAAGAAGTTGTATTCAAACAGAAATGATAAAAACAGATACAAGTTATATTGGCAAACAAAATATAAAGTATTTATTGGAAAAAATTATAACTCCATATTTGCCCAAAATTGTTGCTGGAGGTTATAACCCTAAAAAAAGTAGAATAAACAATATTTATTTTACTGTAAACAAAAAACTTGGAATATTTTGTACTTATACTTTTGAGGAGTGTTTGGAGTTTATTATTAATAATCAGGAATCAAGATTCACGGATATTTTAAATTCTGTTATTCGTGAAATAGATAATTATTGCCTTACAAAAAAGGCTTATTTAAAATATAAATCAACTGTTGCTAATTTAATAAGACTGTCAAAACAATTAAAAAAAACTTGTATTTCAAATGAACAAATTGCAATTATCTGTTGCGAAATAATGACAATAATATTAATGTCAGAATCAGAAGTTAAAAAACAAAACAAAATAATCTTAAACAACTAACAAAATGAAAACACTAATCCAACGCTTACTCTTCGGTTACCGAAGCAACCCTAACGCCTACACCCCAAAAGGTGGCGCGAAACTTACCTATAAAGGTGGCAATGCAGAGGCCATACATTCAGCACTTGTATTAATGCAATATAACATACGCAATGCCGAAAAAATCAATTAAACCACGCAACCGTAAGACAAGCCGCTACATTAGTGATGCTTACGTTAACATCATAAGACCCGATGTAATAAACCCACAACATTGGGATATGTGGCTAAAACATAATGCAGGATTAACGCAAGTTGAAATCGCAATGCTATTTCACGTTAAGAAGTTTGAGGTGGTGCAGATACTTGCAACGGTTGTGGAGCTCTTGAAATACAAACCGAAAATTATCGAAAAGGAATGGACTCAAGAGTTTAGAGTTTGGATAGATGGGCAACTATTTAGAGATAAGATAAGGGCTAAACTACATGCCGCTTATAAGGTGGCAAAGAAAACGAATACAAATCAGTTATTAATAATGTCAGAAGTATGAACATAACCGCAGAACAACCCCGAATCAAACCAAGCAACACACAACTTAAACAAGAATACAAACAGATGTTAGCACTTGTCGAACACAATGGATCAAGGCCAGCTAAATGCAACCCTATAACCGAAGCGGCTAAACAATTTGGCTACACTCGGCCCGGAATAGCCAGACTTATGAATGGTAAAGTTGACCGGTGGAAGCCACAACATTTTATAATTTATGATTTTCTTAAAAATTATTTAACATAAATTAACACTTTAGTTGAAAATATTATTTTGAGGTAATGAATTTAAGTGTACATTTGCATCAACCAATAACAACAACTAAAAACAAAACAACATGAACACAATAGCAAATTTAAAAAACGCAATTACTACACAATCTGAATTAGAATTGATTTCTAAAGAAATTTGGTTTATGAATTTTACAAAATTAATAAAGTTAGGATTTACAGTTGAGTTTGCAACAAAAAAAGCAACTGATATATCTCAAATGCAAATTAATTTATTACAATCTATTTAAATAAAACAAATCAAAGGGGGCTAAACACCCCCATTTACTAACCCAATAAAAACAAACTAACAATGCAATCAATTCACATTAAAAAACAAATTACCACAGTTACAACTTGGATTAACGATGAACAAAAACAAAAGATTGAACACGAAAGTGATTCAGCAACATTCTACTTTTGGTTTGATGGTAAAATAGCAGCCTCATTCGATCAAAAAGATGCAACCGACATACTTAAGAAATGCGATGCACTTATTTCGGCAGGATTTAACGAAATGGATTTAAGCGGTCAAAACTACATCCCTAACAATGCTTTTCTCTCAATAGTGTTGTCGCAATTTCTTCACGTTCCAAAAGTAGATACAATACATAATAATTCTAATCATAATTAATAAACAAAAAAAATGACAATCAAAGGCACAATTAAGCGCATAGGCGCAACGCAAACAGTTAGTGATGGTAAATTCTCCAAACGTGAATTAGTACTCACTACTGCAGACCAATACCCACAGATAGTATCAGTTCTATTACAACAGAAATCCTGCGCACTTGCAGATTCTTTATCAGTTGGTCAGGACATTGAAGCTCACATTAACATCAGAGGTAGAGAGTGGACATCGCCACAAGGTGAGGTTAAGGTGTTTAACACGATAGTGTGCTGGAAAGTGGATGCGAATCCGTTTACGCAGACTGAAGACCCGCAAGCAAGCTATTCAAAGCCGATTTCAACAGATGACTTATTTTAAATCTTAATACATAACTAACAATGAACACACAAAAAACACATTTTAAACAACTCCGAAATACCAACTATATCGGTGGGTGGGATTTAACCGATGCAGACAAAACCGTAACTATTACCAAAGTGGATAAAGAAAAAGTACACGATGGCAAAGGTGGCGAATCCGAATGCTGCATCGTTCACTTTGCTGAATGCAAACCGATGGTTGCTAATGCTACTAACTTAAAGCGCATTTCAAAACTATTGGGCAGCCCATTTATTGAAGACTGGGCAAACAAACAAATAGTGCTTACAACCGAAAAGGTCAGAGCATTCGGTGAGATGCACGATGCGGTGAGGGTGTCAACCAAGCCAGTAGTTAAACCGACATTGACCGGTGAAGCAATTGAAAAGGCCAAAGCAGCTATCGCTGCGGGATCAGTTACAATAGATGCAATAAAGAAAAAATATAATGTTACTAACGAGGTGGAGGCTCAATTGACCAATGGATAAGATATTCAGAATACACTGCTCTCAAATCGGGAAGATAATGAGCAACGCAAAAACAAAAGGCGAATTGTCAGCAACGTGCAAAACTTTCTTAATGGAATGGTATGCCAATGACCGCGAACAAATCCATTCCAAGTACATTATGAAAGGCAACTTAGTTGAGATTGACCTGATTGATTTTATGGCCGAGCAAATCGGTTTGGGAATGGCTCAAAAAAACGAAGTAACTGTGCATAACGAATGGATGGTAGGCACTTGCGATGTAATCACGAATCACTTAATAGTTGATGTTAAGGCTGCTTGGTCACGCAAAACATTGCAGCAACAAGCTATTGAGGGAATGAATAGCGACTATGAGTGGCAAGGTAGAGGTTATATGGCACTTTATGAGCGACCTACCTTTATCGTGTTTCATGGCCTAATGAACACACCAGAGGAGGCTAACTACGATGGCGAGGTTGTTTATGATGACTTACCCGATAACGAAAGATGGGTTGCCTATCAGGTGCAACGTGATGTAACTATTGAGCAATTAATTATTCAACGTGTGATTCAATGCAGAGAATGGCTTGAAGAATATGATAAAAAAATAGTTGCTACTTTGGGTAAGATTCATTAAGTTTGCATTGTTGTTTCGGTTCGACACTAAAGAAACATAAACTTATTGGCCTATTTAATGGAGTGTAGAAGTCGAACCCTACACGAAATTAGATAGGCTTTTTTAATTTTTATAAGTATGAAAATATTTTTAGTAAAATCCCCAAGCGGGAAAATCCTTCCAACATGGGCCGAAACAATTTATCATGCAATCCAAAAAGCAATGGTAGTGGATGGCTTTAATTACAATCAAATTGAGTACAATAAACTTAATACTGCGAAAAAATGAAAACAGAAAAAGAATTGGTTAATCAAATGGTAGTGCACTTTAAAAAGTATTTTGAAGTCCAAAGAGAAGTAGTAAGCAAATGTAAAAAAAACAGAATTGATTTGCTTTTGACTATTGATGGTAAATATCATTTTGGTATTGAATGCAAAAGGCCCGACAAAAAAAGAGGCGAGGAAATCGGTGAATATGTTTTGCAAGCCAATAAATACACAAAAGCAGAATGGGAATATAGACCAGGCGAATTTGTAAAAGCACTTATATTTATTTACCCTGCATTATCTTATAACTATTTTATACTTAATGAAGAATCTATATTTATTGATGGTATCGAATATCATAAGGATAGACATCATAAATTGCATGATCATAATACTGTTAATTCATTTATTTGTAAAATTGCGGATATTGGTGAATTGCGAAAGAAACCATTAGGTTATCAGTTTTCTTTTATGAACAAACCAATATTTGAACATAAAATTTATCCGCACAACGGTAAAGATTATTCAAAGGTTCATGAAGTTAATTATAATTTCTATATGAATAAACTATGCAACCAATAACATTCAACTATTACGAAGCGGATATCAAACGTAGCACTCCATTAGGTAGTGTTACGCTTGAATATCTAATTAATGCGATTAGAACGCCTAAAAAAGATATCCGCAATGTATTTGAGGAGATACGTATAGCAGAGGAAAATAAAGACATGGCCACAAAGCAAGCATTAAAGTCAAAACTATACTCATTTACTCCATGTGTTTATGTTGATGGCCCGCGTAAGTATTCAAATATTCAACATTGGACTGGATTGCTTGTTTTGGATTTCGACCATTTAGCATCCGATGTCGCAGTTGAATTCAAAGAGTATTTATTCAACGAATACAAATACATAATAACCGCGTGGCTTTCGGCTTCGCGACATGGCGTGCGAGCTTTGGTTAAGATACCGATTTGCACTTCGGTTGATGAATTTAAACACTACTTCGCAGGCATCGAAAGACACCTCAACTGTTATAATGGATTTGATACCGCGCCAAAGAATTGTATTCTACCAATGTTTATCAGTTACGATGCCGATATATTGCACAGAACAGATGCGCAAACTTGGTCAACAAAATACATTGAAATTGTAAGGCCTGCAGTTAAGCAGTATATTGTTGATGATAAAACTTCGGTTATTGAAAAGATTATTGCGAAACGTATAAACACCATAACCGACACTGGGCATATTATTTTAAGAGCAACTTCATACTTGCTCGGAGGGTTTGTTGGCGCGAATTATATTGATTATAACGATGCCATTTCACTTATCAATAACTTAATTGATTCGCAAAGTTACCTATCAAAAAAGCCAAGTATTTATAAAGCTACCGCAAAACAAATGGTGGATAAAGGTTTAAATTTTCCTACTTATTTGCAAAATAGATAATTATAAAGTACATTTGCACTATCGGAGTCACGAACCGAAGTAACATAGATTCACATAAAAACATTAGGAGTCCTAATAGTTAAGTGTAAGGAGTGAATCCCTTACTTGCTTCGTAAGCAAACTTAACTATTAGGACTTTTTTATTTTTAATAATATGAGCGACAAATTTAAAAAACCTGAATCAAACCCGCTTTTAAACGCGGTGGATTACTTCAACTTCTTTGGCTCATTCGTGTCAATATTTGAGGGCATAAAACAATGCAACGTAAAATCCGAAACCGAAGTGTGTTTACTTAACCCCGATAGTTTAGATCCGCAAGAATTAAACAAACCGACATTTATTCTCAATAAGTTTAACACTATTGATGTGATGAAAAAAAATAGTTACCGACTTGGTGTTGGGGCCAAGGTTTCTAAATTCATGGTTTTAGCCGCAGTTAAATTTCAAGGCGATTCATTTGCTGCAATGTCTTATGTTAATTTTGAAATAATGAAATCCGATATACCTTATATTAGGGTGGGAACTGATTACTTTAAAGTTATAGCCAAAAAAGACAGATACAAATCTGAAAACACACTTCTTAAACCTTGGAAAAAAGATGAAATAAAGCAAGACCATGGCAAACAATTACTCGGAATGATTTACAAGTTTGATGACTTCACTATCTATCCAGACAATGTCGAATATACTCCAGTGCTTAACAACTGTTATAACCTTTACGCAAAGTTTGCGCATAAATTTGTTATTGATGAGGTCAACACAAATGATATACCTGTTACCTTGGGATTGATTAATCATATTTTTGGTGACCAATGGGAGCTTGGTTTGAAATATATGAAAATCCTTTACGAAAATCCGCGCCAAATATTGCCAGTATTAGCACTTGTTTCAACCGAGCGAGAAACGGGTAAAACTACGTTCTTAAATTGGATTCAAATGTTATTTGGAGAAAACACTACCTTAATAAATCCAAGTGACCTTACAAGTAACTTTAATGATGCGTACGCGACTAAAAACATTATTATGATTGATGAAACAACGATTGATAAACAACAAACTATCGAAAAGTTAAAATCAATAGCAACTGCCAAAACAATGTCGGTTTCGCAAAAGTTTGTTAGCCATTATTCAGTACCTTTTTTTGGCAAAGTTATTTTTTGCACTAACAAAGAATCTGACTTTATGCGAATAGACCAAGAGGAGATTCGATTTTGGGTGCGCAAAATTAAACTTATCAAAGGCGCAAAAAACACTAACATCGAAACCGATTTGTTTAATGAGATACCAAAGTTTTTAAAATATCTTATACAACTTCCTGCAATAGATTTTAGCAAATCACGAATGGTATTTACAAAGGATGAAATCTTAACCGAATCATTGCAAGTTGTTATGGAGGAAAGTAAATCAACATTGAGAAAAGAAATCGAAATGAATTTAGATGATTTCTTTATGAATAATGATGGAATTGAATTTATTGAGGCAACTGCTAAAGATGTTAAAATGCAATGGTTTTCATTAAATCATAAATTTGATGCTTGCTATATTAGAAAAGTTATAAAGGATGAAATGAAAGTGGTAATTTTAAAAAACAAAAAGTATAAAGGATTTCCAAATCAAAATTATCCACAGAGCAGCAAAACTGGACTTCCTTTTCTATTTAAAAATCCTTATCATATTAAAAATAAAGTAGTTAAGCAACAAAATGATTCAGTTGATTACCCTAATGAAGAGATGCCAAGGTTTGCATAATAAAATTACCAAAATTACTAATTACCTATTAATATGCTGACAATCAACAAAGTAATTAAATTTAGTAATAATGCAAAAGCTCATAAGATTTATGCCCAAAATAGAATCGTCAGACTTTTTAGCGTTTTCTCTATTACTTTATTACTTTATAATAATAATAATAATATAGAGTAGTGGTAGTAAGGCATACGCTTGGTAATTTTTTGGTAATTTTTAAGTAATTAATAAGTAATAGTAATCAATATGAAAATTTACACAATCCCCGAATTCGAACTGTATTACCATAATCAATACAAACGGTCAAACATGAATCAAGCGTTTTGGCAAACCTTACCGATTGAACGATTTAACCTCAACAAAAAGAAAGTGGTTAAGAAGCGCAAGGCGGAGCTTACGACAAACCATTTAGACTTACCGGTTAACAATATCCTGCAGCATAAAGAAACCAAAGACGCATTCAACACTAATAAGTTTACTGACCTTATCATTGCTTACTTAAAGGCAGTGCATAGCTGCAATAGTGCAAGGCGCATAAGTAGTGAGGGCAGATATCGAAAAGGCATTGGTTACATTGCAGGGTTAAACAAAGGTATGGAGGACATACAATGTATATTGAAAGGCCGATTGTTTGCCATTGAGGTAAAATCCCCAACGGATAAAATGGGAGAAGCACAACTTAAACGCAAAGCAGCAATCGAAAGTGATGGAGGTAATTACATCGTAGCTACATCGTTTGAGCAGATGCAAAGTGAATTGTTAACCTTATTAAAATAATTCTTATCTTTGTAAAGTGTAAAATATCCGAAAAATACGGAAAAATACGAAAAATATACGAAAGATGGCACAATTTGAAAAAGGCAACAAAGGAAAACCAAAAGGAGCAACTAACAAACTGACCAAATCGGTTAAAGAAGCGTTTGAAATAGCGTTTAGTGAGTTACAGGAAGATAAAGAAGCTAAACTGACTAATTGGGCAAAGGAGAACCCAA